ATGGAAAAGAGAAGAAATTTTACACCGGAAGAAAAAGCAAAAATAGTGATTGAGGTCTTAAGGGAAGAAAAAACGCTGAATGAGATTGCTGCCGAATATGAAATACATCCGAATCAGCTAAGCCGCTGGAAGGCAGAATTCATAAGCAATGCAGGCAGGGTATTCAGCAAGGAAACCGATGAAGTAGAGAAAGTCAAGCAGGCGTATGAAAAGGAGAAGGACGAACTGCTTAAGCAAATTGGTCAACTCTCATATGAGGTTAACTGGCTTAAAAAAAAATCTGGCCGACTCTAAGTCCCGTGAAGACCGCATGAAGATGATTGACAGAGAAGAGAAGAAACTCAGTATAACCAAGCAAGCCGAACTGTTGAGCATAAATCGTACAAGCCTTTACTACAAGCCGGTTCCAGCAAATGATGAGGAATACCTGATTAAGAGGATCATCGATGAGATTTACACGGCTCATCCGGAGTACGGTTACCGTAGGATGACGAATATCTTGAACCGGGAATATCACATTCGCATTAATCGCAAGCGAACCCGGCGTTACATGCGGGAAATGGGGATACATGGCTTCTGTCCTGGCCCCAATCTTAGTAAGCGTCTACATGGGAAGTACTTGTATCCGTACCTGCTGAGAGGCTTGAACATTGATCATCCCAATCAGGTATGGTCCATAGACGTGACCTACTGCCGGATGAAACGTGGTTTCATGTATCTGGTAGCCATTATAGACTGGTATTCTCGTTATATTGTTGGATTTGAGCTATCAAACACGCTGGATCGGACATTTGTCATAGAGGCAATCCAAAAGGCGATAAAACGGCACGGAAAACCTGAAATTATGAATAGCGACCAAGGCTCACAGTTTACCAGTGATGATTACATCAATCTACTAAAAAACAACAATATCAAAATATCTATGGATGGCAAAGGAAGAGCATTGGATAACCAACGGATAGAGCGTTTCTTCCGATCCTACAAATGGGAAAAGCTTTATCTTGAAGATTGCGAAACAGGACATCAGCTCCGGCAGATTACAAGGGAATATGTGGAGTATTATAACAACCGGAGACCTCACCAGTCGTTGGATTACAAAACACCGGCAGAGTATTACTTCGGGGGTTGTAAGCAGCTTCCGGCAGTCGTATAAAACCTTGGGGCTCTGCCCCAAACCCCGTCCTCGCCGGAAGGCAGCCGGTCTGTCATAACAGACCGGAAAGCAAAAGGATGTATGCGCATTGGATGTCAAGGGCCAAGATGAACTCGCTTACGCTCGCCCTTGACATCCTCCAACAGAATGCATAAATGTTATAATTATACAAAAATAAAGAAAGGAGAACCTAACTTAGAAAAGCTAAAAAATTGTCTTGACAAGTGGGGGCATTATACTTTGCCTTGTGCTGACGGATAGTCTGCATGCCTTTTAAACGCCTTTATTGTCCAGCGGGTACATATATCATTACACAGCCATAAAAGTGCCTCTAATTGGATTTTAGGCACTGTCTTGTCGGTCTGGTTGCCGTAGTCTGTATAACACCCCTCAAGGCAAATCTGAATTGCATTTTTGTTTTCGTCACCTAGTAGTCCACCACCTTGCCACGTTTCCTGCCTGCCACGGTAGATACTGCCATCCTTGCGGACAAAGTAATGGTATGCTATCCCCTGCCATCCTCTATCCAGATGCCAACGGTGAATGTCTTGAGCAGTACAGGATTTTGCCGCAGCATGGTGAAGCACGATGGTGTCAGGCTTTTGGGTTTTGAAGTTCTGGGATTTCCAGTTATATTTTTCTTCTATGATTTTCATTGCACAACACGCTCCAAATCTTCAATGCGGTGGTTGGCAACCTTAATTTTTTCCTCAAACACGTCGCACCTTTTTTCAAGCTGATACGTTCTTTCAATTACGTTATTATGTTTTTCCACCTTCTTTTCAAGTTGGTCTATGCGATATGTAATCAAAGCCGCACTTTTTCGATTGGAGAAATAACTTCCAGCGAGCGTACCTAAGAGACTTAAGCCGCCTGTTATAATTGCAACCATTATTGTGTCACTCATACCTGATACCCTCTTTCTGTGTAAACTTAAAGGCCACCCATTAACGAGTGGCCTTGATGGCGTTAATTATGGCTTTCTTTGTGGTTTCATAGTTGCTATCAACTATCTTCTTAATGCGTTTTATCCTTTGTTCATCAGTCAGACGTTGATACTCTGCTGAACTGATAAGCCTTGCAATATCCTGCCTATTCTCCTGCCCCATTATGCGTTGGAATTCTGTCACCTGTTCGGCGCTCAGACGGTATTCTTTGCCTTTGTCAGTAAAAGATTTAGGAGCAACTTTCGGCAATATATCAGTATCCTGCTCGGCCTCATATAACCTAACCAATTCGTTCGTCACTGGGTCATTGCTTCTAGCTCTGTAATAGCCGGGATTTATAAATTGTTGAAAGGCTCCGCCCTGCATTTGTTCTTCGCCCCAGATATTTAAAGCGGGTTGCAAGTTTTGGGAAAGCCCCGGAAGTCTTGCCTGTATAGAGTTAAGCCATTGCTGTATAGGGTTAGGGTCATAGGTGCTTCGTCTAATGGGGTCAATAGTTCTCGCTGTCTGACCGAAGACAGAGAATATTGCCTGTTCCAGATAGTCAATAGGAATACCCATGATTTTTTCTGTGGGGCTTCCGTAACTACCAAGAATCTCCCTAACATTTTGCAACATGGTCATGTTGAATATGGTGTCACCGCCTGCAGCCAATCCATCAATTACAGCTTGAATAATTGTATCACCATCTTTGCGGTCACGGAGAGCTTCTTGTGCTGCGACACCCATAGCAAAGGGAATTGAGAATGGTTGCGCCCAGTCGAATGTGTAACTGCCTAATGGTGTATTGATTGCATATCTTTGGTCGCCAAGTTCCTGATATAAGGCTTCGACTTTTGGGCTTCGATTTTTAGCAACTTTCGCCCATCCCATAGAAGCAAGCCAAAAACCTATTGCCATGATAACCGAACCGGTTAAACCCTTAGACAAATCTTCAATTATGACTGCCGCACCTTTTCCGGCTTTGGCGTCATACAAAGCCTTAAACAATCCACCGGGCGAATACTCAATACCACGCATAACAATATTAGCAGGTGTTTTTGTAAACGGCATAGCTCCTTCGACAAAAAATCCGACAATCGGTTTTTGTTTCCAGCGGTCAATTGTTGCGGCAAGCTCATTAAATTGCTTAAATGTCGCTTCTAATGCTCTGCGCTTTGCATACTCAACAGCTTCGGACGTTACTTCGGTCAGATTGTTAGCTTGTAGATATTGCCCTAATGCGTCCTTATAGGCTCGTTCGGTGAATATGTTATCTTCAAGATTGAGTGTTTTTAAGCTCAAATCATTAAGCCATTGCAGAAAGCCACGGTCAAATTGGCGTCCAAGGACGGTTTCAGCAATTTGCGTCACTTGGCCTTTGTTAAATATACGCTTCTCCCTATTGAGTGATTTCAAGTTGCCTACTTCCCATCTGCTTTCGCCTAGCAAGTCTTTCTTAACAGCATCCCAATTCTCATTAACTTTGGCAACAATATCTTTGTTGAAGCTCCAACCAACTGCTTGCGTTCTTTGTCCTTCTGGAACAAATACGCTTTGCAAGGCAGCACCGATTGTATCTGCGGCTTTTCTCATGCCGGACATAATAATATTGCCGCCGATATTACGAATGTGGGTCTTTGGGTTCAAAAGCATAGCCATCCTTCGCCATGTATTGAATTTTTCAATACCACTTGACGGAAGCTCTTTTGCTATGCGCTCCCCTATCTGTTCCCACAATCTTTCGTATGCATCTTCGTTACCACGCGGCAGATTCCGTATAGCCTGTATTTCTTCGGGTGTTAATTCAACATCCTTCCACTTCTTACGATATATTTGACTCCCTTCATCATTTATCCTCTTAATCAGTTTGTCTGCCGTCATGAGGAAGCTCTCCGGATCGGCTTGACGGAGAATCTTAGCGGCCTGTGCTGTTCGGCCCGCCAATGTCAAGCGTTCTGCGGCATCAGAAAGTATCTGCCTTGCTTTTGCGATGTCGCCCTGCTCTATTGCTTGCTGTGCAAGCATTTTAGCAAGGGGTATATCTTCTGGCCTAAAACTATCTTTACCGATAGATTTGTAAAAATCAGCCTCTGCCTCCGCTTGCCCCTTATTGAATATTTCTTGAGCCTTTTGTAATGTCTCTTTGTTCGTCAGCGGGTCATATGTCAGTGGATTCTCGTCAAAACTCTGCCTGATGGTGTCATTCATAGCAGCATCCGTCCTGATATTGCGGCTGAACCCCCTTTCCCTCATGCCTTCGGGGATAGTACCCGTTGGTTCTTCGCTGAATATTCTGGCTTGCTGTGGAGCTTCTGTTGTTGGAGCCGCCTGTTGCTGTGCTTGCTGTGTGGTTTCGGGGGTAATGGTGGTTGTTGGTGTTGTTTCAGCTTCTGCAGCAACTGTTGTCTGTTGGCTAACTGTTTCTGTTTGCGGAGCGGGTCTTGGGGGTATATCTGTGCGCATTTCGGGCAGCGACAAATTCATGTTTGTGGGAGTTGACGGCTTAATCTCAGGTTCAATCTGTGCGGGAAGTCTTATGTTTTGTACGGCATTTGCTCCCCTGATTGCGCCGCCAAATAAACCGCCTGCAAGGCCGCCAACTGCTGCGTTTTGTGCCATCTGGACAGGGTTAATTATTGCCTGTTCATTTACTGAAAAAACTGGTGTTTCTGGCGCATAGGTTAATTTCTGTGACAAGCCTTCAAACGGGTATTGAGCAACTTCTTCCAGTGCTTCTTCAAGGGCCGCACGACCAATTGAGCGCAGCAAGCCTTGTCCTGCCTGTTGTCCTAACAGATTTTCAATACCGCCGGATACTTCAATGGCTGCTTGTGGAATTGCTTGAATAAGCGCGGCATTTCTTGCTTGTTCATGGCTTACGCCTACATCTCTAGCCTGACCATAAGCGCCACCATAAGCCTGTCCAAGCGAGTAGAGGAAAGGCAATACCTTTCCTCCACCTGTTGCAGCCGAGGTATAGAGTGTACCGGCAACCTGAGGTATCGTCTGAATGACTTGCCCGATAATGTTATCATCACCGCGGGGCAACGCTCTTTCTGCGTTTTCACGGATTTGCAAAGCCGCACCACTTTGGCTGTCATATCCACCTGGCAATGAATAAAGGATATTTTGTGAAGTGCGTGCCAAACCAGCATCAATATTTCGGGCTATCATATTATCAGAACTTGCAAGTGCTTCATCTACCTTGGCGGCGCCCTTTACTACGGAGCCTAAGGGGTCGGTTATAATACTTTTCAATGCACCGCCAACACTCTGCCAAAAAGACGGTTTTTGTTCAGCAGGTTCCTCAACAACATTGATAATAGGTTCCGGCGTGACTGTTTGTGAAGTTCCCAATTTAGCACGTCTTGCCTGTTCTGCCCGGTCACGTTCAAGCGGAGTAAGTCTGTTGATTGGGTCATTTATATTGACTGTATTTCCCGCTCTTATGTCTGACACCAGATTTTCGACGGCTTCGGCTGTCCATTTGCCTTGCGTATCTTTCATTAACTTTTCTATATCTGCGGCTGTCCATGGCATGTGACCGCCTCCTTTATAAGCCTAATGCGTTCAGTATGTCAGCCTTTTGCTGTTCATCCAACGGTAACGCAACCACCCAAGCTCTTACCTGTGAAGGTGTATATGATCCAACAAATGAACCTCTTGAGCTATCATAAGTACCCTGTAACATCTGTTGCGCCTGTCTCAAGTAAGAGTTGAAGTTAGCTAAATTATTCTGTTTTTGTTCTTCAATGAATCTCGCTTGAGCAAGAGCCTGCTGTGCCTGTGCCTGTGTTAACTGACCCATCTTGTACTGTTTGTCAATGTCTTGCTGTGCTTGGTCAAGGCTTATCCTCTTGAGGTCAAGACCGTACTGTTTCTCGAACTGCCTTACATTTTCCTCAAAGGTTCTGTTGCGGTAATCAACATCAGCCTGCCACTGTCTGTATGCGAGTGTGGGCTGTCCTTGATAATAACCTGTCAGTCCTGCTTCGGCTAACGCTTGATTAAATGCCTGTTGCTGTGCCGCAAGAGTAGGAGCACCGCCAAGTACACCAGTTAAGCCAGCTTCTTGTAATCTATAAGCCCTATCAGCATTAATCTGATTAATAAGCGCCTGTAAAGCCTGAGCGTTTATTCCGGCCTGTGCTGCCGCTACGTCAGATTCAAAGGCAGTTTGTACTCTCGCACGGTCACGGGCAATTGCATCTCTCATGGTTTGCTCTTGCCTATTTAATGCGCCAATTTGTCCTTGTAGTGCCACGTTTCTGTATAATTCCGGCATACTTGCTGCGCTACCGGAAATGCCGCGACTTGCCATGTACTGAGCGAAATTGAGAGCGTTTATATCGGACTGTGCTGCGGCCTGATTGCGCAGGTCATAATATTGAGGAGCCAAACCTGCTTCTTGTTCGGCAAGGCTTGCAAGTGCCTCGTTCCTCGCTCTTTCAAGTGCGGCTATTTGCGCCTGACGCTGTGCTTCTTGATATTCTCTTATGAGTTGCATGGGGTCAGGGCCGGTTTCGATAGGGTATTCAGGGATTTCTTTTATTACCTTTTCATCGGAAGAGGTAGGGCGTGTATCATTGGCAGCGGTTCGATTGGCTAAAAGTCTGTCAATGTAGTCCGCCGTAGATTCAGTTTGAATCCCTAGTTCAGCTATTTTTGCATCTCTCTGCGTTGCATATTGTGCTACCGTACTCCAATTAGGTTTATCTTTTGCAAGTTCCTGGGCTATCAATGCGGCATAATCAATATTAGCATGAGGAGAGGTTTGTGTCGTGCTGGATGTTGTAGATGATGTCGTGTTTGGTGTTGATGCTGTTGTTTTTGATGTGGTCGATGAGGTTGTGGGCTGCGTTGTATTTGTGTTCTGCTTTCTCCATATCTTTTCTTCCAATAGTTCTTCATAGGGGTCTTTTTCGGGCTTGGTGTATGTACCTAATGCGCCCGATTCTCTAACTACTGCCATAATTTCACGCTCCTTTGACTTAAAAAGTGCATGAAAAAAGCCCTCACATTTTTTTGTGAGAGCCTTTTTACTGTTAAGAAGTAATTTATTTAATTTGCTCTAATAATATTGGTTTTATTTTATTGGCAGGAATTATATAAAAGATTTTTAAGTCAGTTCCTTCTGCTGCCATGCCTATAAGTTCACTTTTGTAGTTAAATAACGCTCCACCGCTTGACCCCGGAGCCATTTCACTTTCGGATATCATAAAGAAATCTGATTTAAACATATTGCCTTTGCCTAAGAACACGCATTCGTCTATGACGTTTTTTAGATATGATGGACTTGTTATGGAAACAAGCTTTTCTCCTTCCTTTGCTTCGCTCCCCAGCTTGACAGATGGAAGATTTAAGCTCTGTGTCGGTCTCAGAATAGCCAAATCAAGCTCTAAATCTTGATAATATAATTCGCACGGTATATTGAGGGTTGAATTGTCGGTTTCGATATAAAGTCTTTCCTGCCCTTCTATAACGTGCTTTGCGGTTATGATATATCCGTTATATACCCATCCTGAGCCTTGTTTCATCTTGCCATTGCCATGCGCATAAACCATTACGCAGCTATCCTTACAGTTTTTAACCACGGTTTCCAAGTCTGTAAGCGGTGACGTAAAATCAATGCGTGTGCCTGTAACTTTTATGTCCATCCCTAAAGCTTCAGCTACTCCACGGATTGAAGCATAGTTGGTGTATTCGTAGTTGTATAACGGCATCTTGACTTCTTTGCCGTCAACATACAAGGTGTTATCTGATTTAATAAACTGAAAGTAACTTTGTGCTCCTACAGACACAGTCAAGGTCAAAATTACCCCAAATATAAATCCTATGCAAGACTTTTTCATAATATCACCTCTATACATATATTACCACATTTTTATAGAAGTGATACATTACAGAATGTTACATATTAGATTCCTTATGCGTCATAAGGTTGACCTGTAATTTCAGTAAATTGAGCCTCTGTAATCTTACCCATCACTACCGCATTCCTTACTCTTGTAATATCCCATAAGCCCATATCATAGTAGGTTTTAACTCTCTCGTACCAGTCCATCACAGCACCCCCGTCATCATTCCAATATAGTCAATGTCAGCCCGATTTCTTAATTCGAGCGGCGGCTCTGGGGTAGGTATTGGCGGTTTGTCATCTTCGGGTATTTCAACCACTTCACCATTATACTTATAATTGTACCGTCCAAAGTTATCGAACAAGCCTTTTTCGAGGTAGTGTCCCTGAGCATGGTGATATTTGTCACCTATGCCTTCGTCAATCTCAATCCACCCGATTGTGTCAACAAGAAATGCAGAAGAATTGATCGTAACAATATTATTGTTTTTATCTGTTTTTATATAGACCTTATACATTTTCTCCACCCCTTTACAACTCAGCAGAAAATGCAATGTATGCTGTTGGATCGTTGTTAGCGTACACTTTATAAACTGTACCTTTTGTCAAGCTTTCGCTTACTGGCAAAAGGTTCACCTGTACCCCGTGTGGGAATAAGGCTGCTGTCGATGAGGTTGCGTTATTTACAGTTAATGCATGGATGCCATTCGTCATCGCAATAGATCCATTAATGATGGTAGTAGGTAAAGTACGCATCGTGACAGGCACACTAAATATTGGCTGTAATGCTTCAGCTATCGAACATACATCACTGATAAAACTGCCATAAGCATTTCCTGATGCGATTTTAATGTAAAACCTCTGACACAATGCTAACTGTTCCCCGTAATCAACAGGTGGGTCGGTGGCAAGAGTAGATTTATCTCCAATTTCAAGCTTAGTTGCCAGAACAACACCACCACTTGATGTAATTGTAAAAGTTTTTGTCGTGTTATCATATGTAGCTGTCGCAGTACCGCTCTGCATCAGTACTGAAGCTTTAACGTTAGTACCAACAGCGTTTTCAAGAATTTGCTGAATTGTCCCATTGAGGGTTATGCTGTCACTATTGATGGTTACGGTTCCCGCTGTAAGTTTCCAACGATCTAAGAAATACCCAGGCATGCTTATTGTGCCGCTTACTCCTCTTTGATTTACAGGATTTCGAAAATCCCAATTGTGTAAGAGGTTTTTGTGATATATACCCCCATGTGCCGCATTATCTGCCAAATGTGCTTCAACTTCGGGTATTAGTGTTTCATTAACAAATTCACCAAGAGCGATCGGTCCTTCGTCAAACTTGTCCTTAAACTGTTGCGTTGTCAATCCACGTTCCTGTGGAGTTGTGCCAAGTTTGCCGATTACATTAACCTTATCCAAATCAAATCTTGTCATGTCTGCCATAATATCACCCCTTTACCTGTTCTTCACAAGTCCGCCCGTGCGTGTCGGCAATGTGATTGACAGTACCGTTGCGCCATCTGTACCGTCACATACAAGGCGAATTTTCAAGTAGTCGATTTTCTTTGCTCGCAGCTTGACTTTTTTAGGCTGTGGGCTGAAATTAGTTTCAAATGAGAAGTTCGAGAAATCCCATGTTTCAAAGCTTGACAGCCCATAAGACACCCGTTTTATGAACCTAAACGATGCATCTCTATCAGTTGACAGATATATGTCAACATGGGTACTTACATATGGAACAATGGAAATAAACATTATCTGAATGAATTTGCGTATCCAATCAGCACCAAAGTTGTGATAGCCCATATCCCATGTCGCAACTATTTCCTCACCATCATAAGTCGGTAAGGTTTCGTCAAACCGCATTACCTGTCCATCGGTTGTGCCGAAATAAAGTTGCTTTTCAACGGTCATAAAGCATGTTGGCTCATGTGGAATATCAAGGATATACCATGCATCAACTCGATAGTTCCAAACCCAGATACGCTTACCCACACACAAATAGTACAATCCTTTATCATCCCAATCCCATGTAATGGCTTTCGTAAGGTCCAATGCATCAAGGTCGCGCTGAATCCTTTTTGAAAGCCATTCGGCGTTTTTCTCGTTCATTACATATGTTGATACCCATTGATACACGCCTTTCCATATGGTGAGAGGGTTGTTAAGGATTATCTGCACTTGCCCCGGTGCCACATTACCCACCTTCGCATTGATAGGGAATACTGGGAATATTGTGGTTACAATACCGCTGTTTTGGTCAACAAACGTTTCATTGGTCGAGTACCATGCAGAAGCGCCGGAGCTATCGCCAGTGGTGAATACAAGCTGTTTGTCATACTGTGTCTTAATGTCGGTAATCATATATTCACCAACGTCTGAATCTGTAAACATAGGCCAGTATGTCGGATCCGAAACACCTGCCATTGTAACACCAGAACAAAAACGCGTATTCCTACGGTCAGGGTTGCCAAATATCCAGTGCCGAGCATAATACATTCCACCATAATAGCGACATTTCGTGATAAGCTCTCGCTTTTCGGGGTCGTCTTTTGTCCATGTTATTTCAACATTGTTTACGCCCAATGGCGGCTCTGTAACAAAAGTGACTGTACCTGCTTCTTCGTCAACGGTATAATCAACATCAACTTCTTGCGGTTCGCCGCCCACCAATACTTCATCAACCGAATCAATGTCATATTCGGGTATCTGGAATATTTTATCAACACCGGTTGCAGAGAACTTCATTTTTTTAGTTCCGGTTAAATAATTCATATTTTCAAGGATAGTTCCACCGCCGTATGGTGGTGCGGCTGTAACGACAGTCGGGATATAGCCTGAAACGACTTGAAACGTTGTGCCATCCCACGAATAAAACTCCGTACCATCAAGTATATAAACAACATTGTTTGTCACAAAAAAAGTGGTTGGATATGCGTCAACCACCGTTCCAAGTTCGTTTTCTGTTTCTGTCTCCAAATCCAATTCGTAAACCTTGCCACCTCGTGCAAATAAAAGATGTGGTACACCGTTTAATTCCCCGTACCACATGCCGTTTACTTTCTTGCCTGCAACTTTTTCATTCAAATGCTCATAGCCATACTGCTTCATCAGTTTTCGGTCGTCTGTAATCATCCAATTGCTCATATGGCTTGCTTCGCCCATCTGTAACAAGGTTTCTGTTTCTTGTTTATTCACGCCCAGAAATGTATCTAGGACTGTATATGTAGGTTCCGCCATCGTTTAATCACCCCCGAAATATACGTCTATAATCTCCGTAGGAGTTAAAGGCTCTTGTTTCACCGAATCAACAAACATCTGTGCAAATTCTTCTTTGGCGTCTGCTGCCATTTCGCTGTTCATATCAGCCCTTGCAAAATGTTTGACTAAATAAGGTACTGCCGACATAGCAATGTTTTCAGGGAATTCAATTTCTTGGTCAAGTGTCGTTATTTTTGTAGGTAATGATACATAGTTAATGCGGATTATGCCGTCATAATCGAACCTTACATAAAGTTCTCTGTCGTTTTCCCACTTGATTGCTTCGTTTCCTTCCTGATACTGCGCTCTTGGGAACTCTGCAATTATCTGTGACCGGCTTATAAAATCCTCCGGCAATTCAATCTTATAATAAGGTTTAAAGTCAGGCACTTTCAAAGCAGAAGGATATTTATATGGGCTTAAGGCTCTATTTGTATGACGGAAATAATATGTACCGCTTATTGTCATTGTTATGATTGAAGTTTGACTGGCAGGGGTTAAAATTCCTTTAACGGGCAAAAATGATGTGGTTCCGTCTGGCACAGTTATGTTTATCGTACCAGTAAACGCAGTTTCTTCCCCACCGTTAAAGGAATATTGACCACATAAAGGTTGACCATCTTCTGCGAAAGTAATAGTGCAATCTCCATCAACTTCAATATAAAAACAGTTCGCGCCTTTAGCGGAATAATCCTGAATCTCGCAGTTATTTTCGACTATTTTGCTGAAAACAGTGGTATCCCCCAATAGATTCTTTTTGCGAACGCATGATATTTCAAAAGACTTCTTTGTTCCTGCCGTTTTAGCCATGCGCCTTGACCATATGTCAAGCAATAATGGGGCTTTAGCTTCGTATTCTGCAACATCGTCTGGATTTAATGTGCCGTTTTCGGATATTTCATCCATAACAGCCATACTGCGCTCAAACAGTTCTCTGCCTGTGTATGCCATATAATCACCTACTTTTTGGGGTGTTTTTGCCGATAATGCACAAGCAAGTCACCCTGATTGGTGGTCTTAAAGTCGCATTTCTTACAGTTGTAAAATCTGTCTGCCGGAAGTTTTTTCTCTTCTTTTGGTGTTTCTGCTTTTGGGGCTTCATCAATCACTTTAACCCCTTTAGCTTTTGTGGTCAGGTATTTGATTTTTGAAGGATTATCTGTTTCATAAAAGCCATTTTCATCAAAGGTACATATTTTAACCATTTTGTCATAATCAATAATAGTAACATTGGGTTTATATCTAAATTTCACTACATATCCCTCCTTAAAAAGAGGAGGGGCGGTTCCCCGCCCCTGTCCTTTACGGCAGCTTAATTATACCGATTTTAACGTTGGATATGGTTCCGCTGTTGGTTACGGCAACAGCCACATTCAGTTCGCCGTCAAAAGTCTTGAACCTTGAAGTTTCAAGAGGACCAATGACTGTCTGTGCGCCCTTTGCAACCTCAACGGCAAGGGCGCCGGCTGCACTTGCTATATAGTCGCCCTTGGAAATAGTTACTGTTGCTGTCTGGCCTTCGGTGGAGTTCTGGTTGTCTACAAAAATAACAACCCTTTCTCCAGACTTGTCGCTTATATCAATGGACTGTGTTGCAGCTGCATTATTCAGGGTTAATGCAACTGCTGAATTTCTTTCAAGATAAGAAGCTGTAATTGCCATATTATCACCTCCAATTAGTTACCGGCAGATTCGGCAGCAGGCTTAACAGGGATACAAATGAGTTCCTTCGGAACAACAACCTTTGCACCGCAAAGCATAAGACCTCTGTAAATGTCACCGAATCTCTTTGGATGTCTGATTTTTTCAGACTGGTTGATTTGCTCTGCAAATGCAATAGCCCTCTTGGTTCTGACAAGACAATAGTGTATGTCGTTGCTCTTTACAATGTTGTTAGAAACGTAGATGTCCAAGCCCCATATCCGTCTAACAAAACCGTTTGTCAGGGTCTTGCTATTGTCTGTGTCTGTCACGATTTTAGCAAGTACCAGTTTGCTGTATACAGCAGGTGAGATTTCAAGATACTTGGTTTCTCCTTCTGGCACATTTACTTCAAGCATCGCTTCACTAGCTGCAGCAAGCAAAGCAAGGGCATCTGCACTGGTGAACGCTGACTGGAAGTCGGTAATGGTTTTGCCTGCATCAGTATACTTGCTGAATACGAACCTGTCAGCATAATCCGAAAGCTGATAAGCCGCATCTCTGATGTGAGCATTTTCAAACGCCTGGAACTTATCCATCTGCTTCTTGTCTACATCATCGATATAAAACTGGAATGCCTTGCTTTCAGTAATGTCAAGGAACTGTGCAGAACCGTCAAGAGGCTGAGGGTCGCTCATATCGGTGTTGCGGGTGTAATCGAATAATTCAACCTCACCGGGTGTCAGGATTTTAACTCGATCACCTCTGTCCTTTATTTCGCCTTCATATTCTCGATTACAGTGTTTGACAGCAATTGCCGCCTTTTCTCTTTCTTCAAGTAACTTCGCATGTACTATTTCTGGGATAAATTCGTATGCCATATATCAATTCACTTCCTTTCGCAAAATTAAAAGCACTGGCTTATTTCCAGTGCTTTCTTGATTCTTCAATTAGTTTTAAGTTCTTGCGTACCCAATTGATGTTGTGCTTGTTGGCTTCGAACTGTTCGCGGGATATGTAGCCACCAGTGTTGCCAACCGTTTTAATGGAGCCGGTTGAGCTTTCCGCATTTTTTAAGTTGGCTTGCTGTGTTTGCTGTTGCTGCTTAAGTTGCTTATTCTCCCAAAGCGCATAAGCAGAAGCGAGTCTATGACCGCGTTCCACCATTTGCCAGACTTCGGCAGGAATTTCTTTGACCTTTTCGGGGTCGCGGCTGAACTCTGGATACAGTTCAAAAAATTCCTCATACATCTGTCGTCTGACTTGTTCCTGTTGCTTTCTTTGGATTTCAGCCTGTCTTTCCTGCTCGGTTTGCTGTTTCCATTTCTCAAGTTCATCCACCTTTAAGAGCTTTCTGGCATATTCTTCTGGGATGTTTTTCTGAATCAACTCATTAAGCCTTTGCTGTTCTTCCCATTTGCGGTCGTTCTCAATGAGCTGTTCAACGGTTAAGCCAAATCGCCGCGCTTTTTCTTCAAGATAACTTAAATGTGGATTATTTTTTAATTCCTGTTCAAAGCGCTGCTTTTCTCTGGCAAGACGTTCCTGAACTATGCGGTTCACTTCTTCTTGCCTAAACAAGCGTTCCTGCCTTTCCTGTGGTGTTTCCTGTACTATGGACTCTGTTGTTGCCTGTGGTGTTACCTGCTCCTCCGTGGTGGCGTTACCCATATCAACCGCCGTTTCGGTGGATTCTGTTGCTTCGCTATTTACAGCACTCATAAATTCTTCTGACATAAAACAACCTCCTCAGTTTTAAGTCGTGGTGGACTATAAAATGTCCATGTTTTCAACAAAGCCCGAAAACAAGTAAAAGGGCATAAGAAAAGTGCCCTTTCGGACGCTTAGAGTTTTTATATTAATTGATTAATTGCCATCCATGTTTATATACCTCCCCTTTCAACGGCTCTGTTACATTTCTTGCATAACTCATACTGTTGTTGCCGCTTCAAATCCTTATAGTCTTGTTTAAGTAAATTCCCCAAAACATGCTTCATGCCATAGTCCATGCAACAAAGCACCACAGTTCCATCTGGCAAAAGCACATTTTGGTCGTAGTTACTGCAAGTACATATGGGATTTTTTAAATCCCTCTTTTCACACCATGCAAGGTCCAGATTACCTGCTCTGTCTATCATGGTGTTTTCTACCTCATAGCCATAAATAATTGGAATGATGGCAGGGTGATAGTCGCCATGCATGGAGAACCAGAATTTTTCGCATTCCGGCTGATTATTTACTACATATCTTAACAATTGCAAATATGCTGGGTTGCATTTGAGCTTAGTATGAAGCTGACCATCAGGCACATGTATGCAGAACCATCTGTAAGGGATTTTCCTTAAGCGGTCGTATTTATCAATGTCCAAGCCTGTTAACGTTGTAAAAATCGATACCGTATGATTGCGGGCAGCATATTCAACCATATCTAATGCTTCTGGATTTATAAATGGCTCACACATGCCTGAGAAATGTATGTCAACCTCCGGCGGTACCTTGTCGCATATCTCCTTAAATTTCTCATAAGTAAGAACCTTCTCTCCTTTATATTGGCTCAATAACAAATCCTGCGGACAAAATTTGCATTTAATCGGGCATCCTATTGCCGTTGTTATTTCAAGATGAGGCCTGTACTTCGTACCCATTCAATTAAATCTCCTTCCTCAAAATGTTTGAAGTATTCCGCATATAAATCCCTATTTTTAAGTGTCAATTCCGGATATTGATTAATACTGACAGGATGCCACAGGTGATATGCAATATTCGGGGTTTCAACATAACTACCGATTGTCGCCTGTGCCATCAGCATAAAAGCGTTATCCTCATACCCCCAACCGTTGAATCGCTCGTCAAATCCGCCCATCTTGAAGTAGTTTTCTTTGGTAATCATTATCATGGCTCCGGCCCTGCACCGTTCGGCTCCCCATTTGCGGTAAATAGGAAGGTTAAGGCTCTTAAGCTCAACATCCGGCGGCATATTCAACAATTCATTTGATGCCTGCCATGTAAAATCCCATTTTTGATTCATGGGCGCTACCCAAGGAGCGTCATGGACGATTTTAAGACCATTTTCTATAAGGTCTATGTCAAACACCATATCCGCATCACAAAACAACAGAACATCCCTTGTAGCCGCTTTTGCGCCTGCGTTGTGTGTTGCACTTCGGCTAAACGGAGGGATTTCTTGTATAGATACGATGATTTCTGCGTCTGGCAGCAATTTGCGAAGTCTCTGTGTAACCCAATAATAATTTTGGTCACGCCGTCCACCATCAGGGCAAAATGGCACTATTACCGATAAGTTCATTTTCCTATCTCCTTCCACTTTAAATAATGGGCTTCGGTAATTGTATCAGTTGTGCAATGTCCACATATTAAGTCGGTATCGCAATAAATTTTGAAGCCTTGTTCTTTTGCCCTGATGCAAAACGCCAAATCTTCCCCGATTTTGGGTTCCGGGAAGAACCACGGTTTAGGTACTTTCATAAAAACTTCTCGTTTTATAAGTGTACATGCCATTCCCACGCCTTGTATTTCAATTAGCCCTTTGGGGTAATCAAGCCAAAAAGCTGTTCCTTCTCGGTCGCATTTCTTAAAAATGCACGGTTCAAACGGCGGCACTCTACGAAAAGCCAATGCCGAAACAATATCTTTGTCTGTAGCAACTAGGCGAGTAATTAAATCCACAGGCACTACCATGTCACTGTCGATAAAAAGCAAGGCATCGTAGTTGCCTTCAAGAAAAACCTCTGCTGCCTTTTCTCTTGCCGTATATACAAGGCATAGTCCGATAGGAAGCATATCAATTTCAATGCCTTTACTTCTGGCGTAACAAGCAGCAGGCGGCAAAGAATACGCCGCCTGCGGTGGCACGTAGCCTGTATAGGGTATACACATTAAAACTTTCATTTTCTTACCCCACTTTGTTTCTTATCACTTGCGCTACTTTTAACGGATTATTAAGGTCTGGCCCAGCGTACAAAGAACAAACAGGCGCCTTTTTTACGGGGTCGATTCGTGAGTTAATACAAACCAAAGTAAGTTCCTGATACACGTCTGTGCTATCCTTTTCACTCACAAATTTGCTTTTGGCTATTACAAGCGGCGAACCGCATTCAGGACATTTATTCATATTGTGTTCCCTCCTGCCGTAGCAAACGATTCTTCAATAATCTGCCTTACCTGTGATTCAAACTGTGCCGGGTCATTCTGTTGCAGCATATTAAGTTGCTTTTGAATGTCCGGTGGCAATGTAGGAAGAATACGCTCAAATTCTCGTGCCATAAGTGCATACATAAACTGCTTATCTGCAGCCTCCTGCTGTGCCTGTACAGACTTGCGGGCTTCAAGCAATTTATCCTTTCCTGGTATCACACCGTCCGGCATAAGTTCAAGGTATTCAATGAAATTAATTAACTGCTGACTTAGTAAGTTGTCTAAAGTCTGAACTTCTGCGGCTTCACTCCACATATTCTTAGGACCGACGTCTATTTTCAACTTCAATTTAATATCTTTCAGTACATCGGTTTCTAGTGGTACAATCATGGTCTGTCCGTCACGCTCAATCTGTAAGTTGCGGACAGGATATTCGGAGTATTTTGAAGTAAAGAAGTCAAGCCAAATAAGTCCAATGTCCTCAATGTATTGATAAAATCTGCGTTTAATAGACGATAATGGAACAACGGCATTTTTGCTGTTTACGACAATTGCGGATGTATTGGTCGGATTGGCTTCACCCAATGCAGATTCATTGGCCCCTGCCATGTCTTTAGTGGTCTGAATAAACCATTGCATAAAGTTCATGACTACGGTCGAAATCTGGGCAGGCTGCATATACATAGCCGCTCCACCAACACCGTTGGTATCTGTGCCGTTTACGGGAATTGCCTTTGAGATGTCGTTTGTCCAGTTTGGTATCCTTGTCTTGTCGTATAAAACTTTCGGGAATCCATGAAGCTGTACCCACAACGCAACCATAGCAGCATACTTGTTAATCATGATATTGTTTGGTACCAATGACGTTGCTTCTGCTTCGCCGTAAGCATCGCCTTCACGCTCGTACCAGTTCATTAATGCCACAGGATAACGGTGTAAGCCTGTATCCCATTTTGGACGAACAACAACGTTGCGTGTGGATTCCTCGGCAAAGATATGCCAACGTTCTCCTTTTGATACTCGCACAACCTGCATCATGACTTCTCCGGTTTCAGGGTCTATAACTTCCTGCTCAACTTCTTCAAATTCCTCAACAAGTTCCCTCCATAAATGGAGTAGAATGATGCATTTTCCGTTGTCACTTTCAAGCTCGTTTTTGGCCCTGTCACCTGCCTGATGTTCAGTTTCATCATCTGCGGTTATAAGTTCCAATTGTTCCTTTGTGGCTCCATACTTCTTTGCCTTAAGCCGCACATCTTCTACGTTCCGGCGAAAAGCAAGGATTATATATGGCTGAACAGGCTCATAAACGTTGTTGATTTCGGGATTATTGGGGTCGCCCGGAAAGTAATTACAGGCATTCACTAGCTCACCCATGATATTTCCAAGCTGACCATCGCCGTTGTCTATCTTGTCGTACCAGTACCAATAAGTTATGAGGCTGCCGCCGATAGCCGCCTTAAGCAAACCTTTTTCATTCATGAAATCCATCTTGAGGTTTTCCCACAAGGTAGCCGCATAGTCCGTAAAAAGGGTTGCTATATCACGATATAATGTGCTTCTGTCGTCTGCCGCTGTATCTGAAACGCCATCAGCGGTAAATCGCATTTTAATAAGGTCGCTCATTACTTGAGCAACTTTCCAGTCGATTATTCGCTTGGTTACATTAAGTATAGGCGTGGGAAGTTTATTAACTTGAATACCTCTCCAATGGTCGCCTGAGTAAAATCGTTCATTCTTATCTGTTTTAGACAAAAGGCTTATTTTGCTTTGGTAATCAAGCCCACGTTGATAACGTTCCCATGCCTTTGTTACTACTGTATCCATGTTCTCACCGTCCTTTTGGACAAAATAAAAAAAAAGAGCGTCACCCAATCATTTAGACACTCCTTTCAGGTGTTCACTCTTTCACCGGTAAATCCCCCGTGTAGTTCATTATCATGTCAATCTCTTGCTGCAACTCGTTGTTAGCTTTTTCTTCTGCCTTCTTCTCAATATGTGCTTGTATGGCTTTAATCGGGCTTTTAATAGGTTCTATGGGCTTACCTTTGGCAATATCCATCCCAAGCTTTAAACCCGTTTTAAAGCCAAAATAAAGGCAAATAAAAAGCACTATGCCGATGATAGTGCTGGCGATGGTTATTTCCATTTGAAATCCTCCCATACTTCTTCGTAGATTTCGTCAAAGAAAAGCATAATGCTTACAATTAATACGATGTTGACAATGGGAATGAGCAACGGCACCAAAGCTTTATAGTTAATAGGACATGATATTTTGGAAGGGTAAATTGTTGGCTTTTCAGCAATAAACCTATTAATTATAGCCTGCCTTATCATAAGTAGTCCAATCATGCACATAAATACACTGACTATGTATAATTTTAATAACATAAACTACCCTCCGTAATCTAAATACTCTTCGGTCACTTCTCCACCAAAGTAGCTATTAAATTCATTCTGCGGCCTTTCAAAGTTGAAGTTATAGTGTGGTTCGGGTTCTGGTAGGTTTGCGGACATAAAATAAAGCCAGTTCAATGCCTGACTTCCTGCGTCAACTTCGTCATCTCGCTGTACTTTCTTTTCTGGCCTGAATGCAGCGTATTGTTCGATTACTTCGTGCGCCCATTTACACGTTTCATACACTCCCGGAGCAACCTCTATTTTGTCAGGTATATAAACATTGCCTGCCTCCCACAACGGAATAACAGCATTAAGTCGTTCAGCCTTACTCTTAGTTGCCTTGATAGGGATTAAGCCACCTACCTTGTCTCGCATTATGCGAATTACAGCCGGACCATTTGCTTTATCTTCAATCAACTTCGCAATAGCATCCGGATGCTTTTTATGCCACTCGTTGATGTTTTCCATTGTCTTTACTATATCCATTCTGCCGCCTTTGTGGTCAATCAAGAAGTAATTGGCGCCTGATTTCGCCCAAATATGTCCGGCAACCGGATCCGTTCCATCTGTGTCCTTAAAAGAGCAATCCCAAGACTGAACCTTAACAGGCCAGTAACCAGGTTTCTGCATTTCAAGCGTTAATGTAAACCGTTTCCACCATTCACGCTTGACCATATTACCTTCCTTGGATGTAGGCCTTTGCTGATACAAGGCGTTCCATGCCCTTAAACCACCTTCCATAGGGTCGTTTTCATAAGATTGCTTTTTATTCAACAGCCATTCAATATCCTTGCCGGCTTCGGGCAGCAATGCTTCCCCTGCTTTTCTGCCGATTTCAGGTTCATCTTCCTCTGCAATGGCGGGGAACCGAATTTCAAACCATTTATCAGGCTCAGTCTGTAATAAGTATCCGATTAAATCATCCTCGTTCCAACGGGTGTGAACAATGACAAATTTACATCTTGCAGAAGCACGAGTATGAATAGTATTCAGCCATTCGTCAATGACGTACTTTTGATAATTCGCGCTGTCGGCATCTTGTCTGTTCTTGTATGGGTCGTCAATGATAATCAAATCTCCGGGGTTACCGGTAATAGCGCCGCCGATACCTCGGCTAATCATACCGCCGTTATACTTTTCTATTTCAAACTCAAGGGCAGACGAAGAATACTTTGAAAGCTCAATACCGAACAGGTCTTTGCCGAATTCCTCAATCTTTTGCTTATTGCGGCGTCCGAATTTAACCGCCAAATCCTCGCCGTATGCTACGCTGATAACGTGTTTAGTCGGGTTTCGCCCTAAAAAGTAGCTCGGCAAAGTTTCTGTCAAGCAAGTTGACTTTCCATGCTGAGGTGGAATTGAAACAGTCACACCCTCATACGGCTTACCGCGTTTATTTAACAGCTCGTTGTTTAGCAGTTTGTCGATACAGTCACATATGTACTCCTGAAATTTTGCCATTTTAAAACTTCTGTCATAGCTGTGAGTATATCGCACATAATCTGCATATCGTGTTTTGGCTTTTTCCCGGAGTGCGAGCCTGTCGCCTTCCGCTAACTGCTGATACAGTTTTTTCAGGCGTTCTTGAATCTGTGGTATTGTCATTTGTTTTGCCACGGCAATCACCGCTTTTTATGCTTAAAGTATTCTATTTCACGCAGCCGTTCTTCTGCTTCTTTCTTGGTCAGGTTCGGCTTTGAAAGAGGCTTGCCTTTCTTGGACTTAACTTGGTATCCCTGTTTAGTTTTAACTATCATTTCATTCACCTTCCCTAAGGTGAGCGAGAAGTTCTAGCCTTCAAGGTCGCCTTTTACGACACAACGCCCCATATACAACAAAAGCAGTTCAACTCTTGCAGGTAACTGCTTTTCATGCTTCTTAAAACGGTAAATCTATTAGTTCCGGCTTGTTTTGGTGCGTCCATATTGCACCCAACATGTTCCAAATGAAAGCCCTGTCGTGTGGTTCGTCAGTATCGCCACGTTTGAATTTCAGGTAATGACGAACTCCGCTGTCTATAAAACAATGAACTGGGATTCCTTTTTCCCAGTTCCGATCCGAATATTTCCTTGCGCCGTCCTCGTATTGTTTAGAAACTTCTAATAATCCAGTGTAAATATTGCCAAATGTTTGTTCCGTAAACTCAATTATTGCACACCACAAAAAATTGAGGTCGCCGTATCTGATATATGATTCAATATTAATCAACACTCTATCCTGTAATGCACTCCCTATAATACCCAACGGCAATAAATCACATCTGCCTTTTCCCTCCGTTATATCACGGACAGCACCCGTTCCGAATTCACGGCGTGCGCCGGAATCTTTAAGTTCAGCCATGTTATTTCCTCCTAATCAACTAATTCATAAGTCTTTTCAAAAATATCTGGTTTACATGGATAAAATTCGCCATTTACGCCTTTGATGATGTAATCACCCGGTTGTGCTTTCATAACCCCTTCAAGCGTGACAATTTCCAGATAAATTTCCCCGACTGGCTCTCTAACATATCTGTCGCAAGACTGTCCACAAAACTCAAAAATATCGGCTGAATTTTTCCCATCATATTGTATGGCTTCAATTACTACTGGCTTTTTGCGATATTTCATAAAAACCTCCTTAAATCACAGCTTCAAAATATTTTTCCTTGCCATACAAAACAATTGGCGTCTTGCCTTTTGATGTAGGTCTTAACATCTTCCTGAACGCGTACCCTCCGTACTCCTGCCATGGTGCAGCTATTACCCAAAGCGTGTCACGCTGTGTAACGTAATTGTTATAAGGGTCAATACAGATTCTTGACGGTCTGCCCGCCAGTTTTTTGTGGACATGCCCCATAATCATAATGTCTAAACCTTCGATGGAATAAAGAAAGTCCTCAATTTTGTTAACCACTCCGCCAGATTTAGCACCGCCACCGTTACCGTGAATGCAACAAAGCGTATAGGCGGTCTTTTTGCCATTTCTGCCACCAAACTTACCAAAGGACAGCTTCAAGAATGCACCGTCCGATCTGTACAAATCTTCAAGCTCCAATGCAATTGCAACATCTTCAAGCGGATGATTGTCAACATCTTTTGTACTGCGCCATTCGTGGTTCCCGGGAACAATGCAAAGGATTCTGTCCTTTACGCAACGCAATTCATGTATGAGCCATTTCTTCTGTTCTTGCGGATTCATGGTTTCCTCATAGACATTTGAAACGCTTGACTTGGTGGCATTGTTCATTAGGTCGCCCTGAATGGTGATAAATCTGTTGGGCTTGTCCAATATATGACGGATGAATTTATGAAATAATGGTATGTCTGTCTTTTTGTCGCCTATATGTAAGTCCGTTAATGGATAAATTTCTAACGTCTCAAAGTCGCTTGATAAATCACGTACTATAAGTTTTTCAGGCAAATTGTTCACCGCCTTCACAGTCAATACTCGTTTACTCTTTTGCAATCAGGGTCAAGCCCACCGTATGCTATCTTTCCGCAACGTCTGCATCTTTGAATACTTCTTGCACCATTAAATGTGTTGATAGCATCACCGTATAGGTTTGTTATCGTTTCAAAATCATGCTTGCAGAATAATCTCTTGATGATATTCATATATCATCTCCCCTTTCGAGCTATTGGTTGCAGGAGTGGGAATTGAACCCACTTTGACAAGTTTATGAGACTTGCGAGATGCCTTACCTCCCTCCTGCGTCGATTACCACCTTGTCCATTTACTTTTTTACCGATACAAATTCGATGAAATCCAATAATTCTTCTGCGGGTTTAAACCACTCTCCACGTAGCCGTATGTGTTTGATCTTCTTATGAAGAGCTCTCTCGCTTTTTATGCTTCCAGAAATGGCTTTTAAAATTTTCAGCGTGTCATAATGCCCCGTTTGTAAGGATTTGAGCCTTTGTTCAACGTATTCGGTGTAACCCATCTTAATAGGGCCACCATCCGGCATATCTAAGCCGCCTCCTATTCAATTATTTTGTTTGTGCCTCCCTATATTTGATTGTCACAGGAGGTTTATAGGCACAATCTTTTAAGAATACGTTATGATCGTTTTTGTCTCTGATGGCATTGCCATTGAAACAAACATTGGTGTTTAACATGAAATGACACTCACGCCCTATACCCTTGTTGACCTTTGCAACCAAACCCTTGTCAACAAGTGATTGAATCGTATCGTGTAGCTGGCTTCTGCTGATTTTTAGTTCGTTGGCTATCTCACTTTCACTCATGTTGCGTTTTGTCTTAGGATGAACTATGTAAGGCGATTGCCAATCTAAAAAAGCCATAAGCATAGAAAAAACCCCGGCTTCATACGGGGTTAATCTCTTATTTAGAACAATATCGCGCCAATTTGTTGCATACAGCTTAAAAAAATGAGCTTTTTTACCGTCCGGGGGTCTGCCGATAGGTTTGTCTGTTTCGTTAATCCAGTATTCTTTTACAACTTCGCCAGTGTTCTTATCTATGATTTTACGGAAAATCTTACCGTCAGTTGCCCTTATGTCGTTTATCACCGCGTCCTTATACGTTCCAGTTTGCAAAGTAACCACCACCTAACCTGTCGGTTTAAGCGACAATACCTGTCGGTCAGGGCGACAGGTTAAAATCGGGGTCAAAGCATTATATAGACTGCATTTGAGGTTGATTTAATTTTTCGTTATATCTTTATCTTTATAGTTTTTTTTAAAAAACGAAAATTAGCGGGTATGGATTTGCACCATGTATAAGCCTTACTATGCGTCTACCCATTCCGCCACCGCTGAATTTTTAATCTGAATCTACCTCCGCAATAACAGTGTTGTTGTCTCTTGCTTCATTCAATGGTGCAAAGAAGCAATCAAGACAAACTAAATTATCGTCTATGTCACTTCCTGCTTCTTCATAATCCAGTATTTTTCGATGACATTTTGCGCATATGCGCGGGAATTGAGGTATTTTACCCATGTTAAATCCCTCTTTTGTCTGAAATTTGCTGAGAATTTTTGTGGGGCATATACATGCATCCCCCCTGGGGGCCATTTTGCCCATAGGGGAGTACCCTCCCCCTATACCCCCTCATGTTGTAACCCTGCTGACCTCGACATTTACATTAGACAAAATTATGGCTTTGTATAATGTATAAAAATGCTTCAAATTGGCTTAAATAAAGGCTTTTGAGGTTTTTGCAAAACTAAAAAGTCTAATGCAAACATCAAAAATCACAACATTTTGTGGTCAGGAATCTGAATGAGAACCATCATCAATAACTTTGTATTCGGAACCCGAAATTGTTTCTAGGCGCTTGATTTCCTGCAAAATCTCTTGTCTTTTTTGCTCCCAATCGCCTAATTGGAAGTTGTTGATGGTCAAACTGCCTATTTCGTTGCTCATTTTTGCTGTTTTGTATTCAGGGTCATTGTTTCTCAAGAATAAATCTGCCGCATTTACATCCGGTGGAATGTACTGTTCTTCAATCAAATCAATGATTTCACCGTCTTTTGTGGCCTTTTGCTTTCTGAGGGTAACCTTTTCACCAGTTGCGCGCTGAAACATCTTGTTCATGACCAGGCGATTGCGTTCTGTGCGCGCGTGTGTGTAAACTTCATTTAACTCACTATACTGCTCTTTATATCTAATAAGTGTATATGGGTGAATGCCGAGAGTTTCAGCTATTGAATAATCGGTCATGCCAGCCTTAACCCACTCATAAATTTCTTGCAATCTTGGTTGAACGTGGCTTTCATACTTGCAAGGTCTACCGCCAACATCCTTTTCTTCTGTCACGGCAACAGCCGTATTTTCTGTTGCCTGTTTTGCCATTGCCGTCACCTCCAAAACATAATAAAAAGAGCCTCCTCGGAAGCTCCCAATGTAATTATAACACAGATAGAATATCGCATTTTATCGCATGTTTTAAAGAGCTTCACAAATTCAGGCTGTACAATCAAATATTACTAATAATTAAAGCCCGGCGCTAAACCGGGCTTTTTTCTATTGCTTTTCGCATTTTGTTCAACGCTTGTCCATGAATTTTGTGGCAGTGTTGAAAACTGTAATTCGTTTCTGTGGCCACCTTTTCCCATCTCAATCCGATGATATACCGTAACTCAATCAGCCTATACTCCCTCGGTGTCAATGCTTTAAGCGCCTTATCAACCATAATTTTGTTGTCAATCAGCCGATTAACCTCGTCCGCCATTTCCTTTATCTGCATATCCCACTTGTCTATTATCATTTCCACCGCCTGATATGTCGGGTCACTTATCCCTGTTCCATGCGGTTGTCCGTCAAGTCTTTGGGCTTTTAGACTGTCATAATCAATTTTGTGGGCAAGAGCATCATTGATTCTCTGATTTAATTCGCTGATGCGTTCGCTGTATGTACTGTATTCTTTAAGCATTTGTTTTATATCCTTCACGCACTCTTGCCCCCTTTCACTAAGCGAATCGGGATACCGTGCTTCAATGCGTATTCAAACTCAAGATTGCAGCCCTTGCTCTCTTTCCAGCCTTCACAGAGCCACAACTCGTCACAGATACTAAGCAGTTCAAAGCATAGTTCCATGCCTTGAGAGTAAGGAATATCGTTATAACAAAATCCTGTCGCATGTATCGGAGATATGAAATGCTTGTCCGGATGTTTCTTGAGCAGCTTCTTGATGATTGCTTCTACCTTTTGTCTATTCTCATCCTTCCCGCCGAACGGGTGAGCAACGTATATCTTTTTCATGTGTTCCTCCTTTCAACTCTTTGCCCTTCGCATTAACGGCAGACCTGCCATCTTGCGGCGGTTGTTGGTTGTTTTATAAAGTTCCTTTCAGTATATTGAACTCGCCTATTGCGATTATTTTTGAGTGCCTACTCGTCTTTACTGCGCCCATTGTCGCTCACCCCACCTTATCAATTTTTAAGGCTTCTACCTTGGTAATCCGCTCAAAATCAATCACCCATACCCAAGGGTTGGTGTCCCATCCACAGCCGCGCTTGGCGTACAGGCCATTCCATAGACATGCAAAAGCATGTCTTTCACAGGAACCTTCTGCAATATTTACACCAGCAATCTGATGATGCTCAGCTTCGTTGAAATCCGGGTTATTTTCTGCTAACCCTTCTGCCCAGCAATCACCATTGCTAATATCCTGCAACCTCTCAACCCTGACGTTGGTTACTCTCAGGAATATTCGGGCAACTTCACGGGGCATGTGGATGGATGGCCGCTTGACCCAATTGCCTTCTTTCGGCTCTTTGTCTGTAGCTGCATACCTAAATTCAGAACCCCAATAGAACCACTCTTCATCTGAGTATTCTCTTGTCTCGCGTAATGTAGAATGCAATCTTTGCCAAACAGTCTCTCTAACCCATAGAATGTCGCCGGGCTGGTAGGGCGGTTTTGGCTCACACAAATGGCAATGACCGCATGTATCACATTCCCAACTGCCTGTATAATAGTCGTATACATGGTCTGGTTGCGGCATTATTACCCGCCTCGTCTGCGTTTTGCGCCCGTCAAGGATTGCCTGAACCATGGGTGTTGAAAAGATGATTGGTTTCATTCTTCGCTACCTCCTGCCTTTTCTGCTGCTTCACTAGTGCCAGTATCAATTTGCAGCAGATAAGCAATAAGTTCAGCCTGCCCGTTCCTATGCCCGTTTCTATACCCTGTTGTGTACGTTTCAGCTTCATCGCCCTGTGGTTCTGTCAGTTCCTTGTATTTTTGCAGTAGTTCCCACACCTTACACGGCAGCACAACCAGCCGCCCGTCTGCTTTGGCTTTGATTAACTCGTCCAGTTCTTCTTGTGATATAGTTTCAGGCACAGACAAAACATCCGAACCACAATATTCGCACTTTTCTTCATATGTAACATGGCAGCCGTCAAGTTCTATTTTGCAGTTTGGACAATACCAATAACTCACAATTCCTTCCCTCCCATCACCTTGTCGATTTCGGCAAGGGCTTCTTTTGCTTTACACCACTCAAAATGATTAATATGTTTTTCATCAAGGTATGCTTTACACAAGGGACATATCTCTGCCCATGAACCATCATCAAATTTCTTTAAATATGGGTTAAGTGTCTCCCTCGCCATTTTCAATACTTTGATAAGCTCGTCTATTTCCTGCTGTTGGGCTATTGCTGTTTTTGCTAATAAATGTTCACAGGCATATTCTTCATCTGGGATAGGCATTTTACATTCATAACAATTGCCTTTACATTTTAATGCGGATTCCAGTTCTTCTCTATCTAACATGTATCCCTCACTCCCCTTTCAACAGTTCATCAATGGCTTTGATTGTCTCAAGTATCTGTTTCCCTACGGTGGTACTTCCGTCATCTTCCCATGCAGCTTGTAATGATTCTCTCGCCTGTTTCAGTACCTCCTGTAGCTGTTCAATCTCATGTTCTAAAGCCTCGATCTTATCTGCCGGTGTCATGCCACCGCATTTTCTAACCGTAATCTCATATCTGTCCTTTCCAACCATTCCTGCTGTTGTAACGAAGTTTTTACCGCCGTTTTGCTCAAAGAATTGAATAAGAGCACTCATAAAAAGCTTTGCACGTTCTCCGGTAACTTTCATGTCGATCTCACCATTTTCCATTTGCAGGCTATATATTTTTAAGTCGTTTAATTCTTGTTGTAGTTGCTGATTCTCCTGCTGCAAGGCTTCGATGGTGTCAAACAGTATAGACATGCAGGTATTTCTATTTCCGTCACAATGCCGTTTCCTGAACTTATTACACTTCTCACAAAATCCGCTTATTGCACTCACTTTATTCAACCTCCTTATCCTCCACCAGCTTTAGCGGACAGTCTGGCCGTCTGCCTTTGTCTGCAATGCCTTTACCTATTATAGTGCATACATAATCTTCCCATGGATAATTACGTTCACTGTAATCAAGATAGTATTTTAATGGACAGTTTTTACAATTCCTTGGCATCTCCGGCAACTCCAATATCGCTTTAGGCATCGTGTTCAACCTCCTAATTCTCTGTCCATTCTTCTGAATTTCTGCCGACAATTCTTTTCGTTCCTATGTTTCCATAACCATTTAATGCATTTCCAATAATAAACAATCACTTTAGGCATCGTGTTTGACCTCGCTTTCCCTCTGTTTTCTTTTTCTCCAGTCACCCATACAGGCTTCTATCATTGAACCATCACAATAATTAACACACGGACAATCTTCACAACATGGCATCGTGTTCGACCTCACTTTCCATTTTCTTTTCTTCGAGTATCCATTGCAAATCCGGTAGCACAATATCTTTAACTGCATATGTTGTCCATGCGCAATTGGTTTCCCCAACCTTTTCAAAGCAATTCTGGATTTCTTTTAATTCATCAACAGTTTTGGATTCAAGAGATTCTCGGATTTTGGAATACATCTCTGTAAAAAGCTCGTCATATTCTTTCAATACTTCTTTTTCGCGCATTGTCAATTTTGGTTGCTTCATCCTTCCTCAACCTCGCTTTCCTTCAACAATGCGGCAAGCTTGCAACCATCTTTGTGTTTATACAGCCAAGGTCTATTGATTTTGCAAAAAGGACAATGTGACAAATGTTTTATCACTTCCTCCAGCATCTCCCTGTATGCAAGGGCGGTTTTGGCGGCTTCCTTTGCATAAACACCTATCATTGTCAACGGCTCCTGCTCCCAAGCCTTAATCTCTTCTAATTGTTTTTTTGTCAACATTCTTTATCTCCTCCCAGCGTAATTGTTCCGGCTCCTGCCGACTGTCTACCCACATTGGGCATCTATGTGCGCCTTGAAATCTTGGATTTTCTAGGGCTTGACAGCCGAGGCAGGTGTTACAGAGTTCCGTCATAACGTCACCTTGTTTTTATATTGTGCATCAAGTAGTTTGTTCTAAATTGTTCTTAATTTCAGCATCCAACCACTCACCATATCCAGTTTTTCTTAGAAATTCCTGTACTTTTGTTGCCATATCGCAGCGGTCTTTTAAAGATTCGTCAATATCGACAAAAGCAAATTCTTTGAGCAGTTCAATAGCCTGGTCATATCTACCTTCAAGCATTGGTATATAATGTGTTGCTAACTCAGCCAAATCACAGCTTTCATCCTTTGCAATTTCTTCCCATACTCTCTTTTTCAAGCGTTCAAATCTATCCATAATATCCTTCCTCTCTTTCCGCAGCTTAATTGCTGCACATATTTTTTTTAATGCGTTACAACCACTTCAATAATTTTGCTTCTTCTATATCTTCTTCATCTAAGCATTCAGGGCATTCAGTGACACATTCTTTACAGACATTAATTTTTTTACTTGCATCAATTGTTTTATCGCATATATAGCAGGTTTTATGACTTTCAAATGCATGACCACAATCACAAATCACAAGGTAGTAATCTTTATAAAAAGCAGGTTCTTCGGTTGTGATAGTATTTCCGCATTCAGGGCATTTGTGTTTTTGTTTGTTACCTTTCATGTTTTTTGGGTACATAAATTTATTCTCCTTTCTAATTCACATTAATTCCGGATTGCGCCCTAATCCCATTCTGCAAATACCTCTGGTGTTAACTCGGTTATTTCAACTTCAACACGTGGATTGTCGCTGTACCATTTTCTAACTGTTGCATCTACGATCTGGCAGTCGTCCTTGTATGCCATTTCGTTAAGTGCATCGGAGATAATCTTCCCGACGTTGTCCCAGTCTGGCCTTTTAGTGGGTCTAATTTCGCCCCGTAACATCTTTTCTCTGTTCTTCTTACTCGCTGACTTAGGAATAGAAAAAAATGCGTTCACGGTCATTTTAAGCGCCCCCTCTAGTCGTTCATGCCCTTGCGTTATGTATAGTTGCTTAACCAGCGTTTCGTAGTTGACTGTCTTATCCGGGGTATATGTGTGTCTTTTACCTAGCCGTGGCCGTTGTTTTGCGCATGGTTCACCGGGTATCACCAGTTTCACACCATCACCTCAATCCCCAGGTTTTTGCGGATGTCCTCGGCACAATCCTCGAAACTGAGTGTGCCGGTCTTGATGCTGTCAAATATGCTGTTGGCATCTGCAAGGATATCTTTGATTATCTCCGGCCCCACCTTGTCAGTCATTGCCAGGACCAGCGCGCAGTTGTACAGTGGGATTGATTCCTGAATTGCTCTTTGCGCCTCCATCATGCGCAGGTAGTCAACCTGTGCCCTAGTGTACATTCTGTGGTCTTGTTTTGGTTTTGCCATGTCGCACCTCCTAGAAAGGTAAGTCCTCGTCATCTTGTTGTTTTGGCATCTCAAGCTTCGCAATGATCTTCTTCACGGGCCAGTAGAAACCTAGATAATCCTTGAGCTGGTGGAGCGCATTTTCATCAAGGTCAAACGGATAGCTTACCGCCTTACCTCTTGCTTCGCCCTTCATGGTGTCACACAAAACATAATCACCGTTAAATATCTCAAGCCCGTCCGGCACCTCAAAGAGAAAATTTTTACAAGAGTTTTCGTGCTTTACGAAGATGTATGTACGCAGTTCAACGGCATTTATTTTGTTTAGATTGTATAATCTTTTCATTACATCTACCTCCTAGAACGGCAAATCTTCATCGGACTCATCCAACGAATAATAGCCTTCCGTCTGTTCCGGCGCTTGTATACTCTCACGCTTGCTGTCCGCAAAGTATACTTTTTCAACGCATATTGCGTTGTCATAATGCTTGTTGCCCTGTTGGTCAGTCCAGTTGTTGTTTCGCAAGTAGCCAACAATAAGGATTTGTTGGCCTTTTGTAAAATACTTTGTGATAAACTCCGCTGTCTTGCCAAATGCAGTAAGCTGGAAGAAGTCGGCGTTTGGCTGCCCTTCTTGTGCTTTTCCGGGTCTGTTAACTGCTATCTTAAATTTGCATATCGATGTATTTCCACCGTATCTCATTTCAGGGTCGTGTGTTAATCTTCCAAGTAAGTAAATCGTGTTAAGGCTCATAATGATTTCTCCTTTCAATCAAACAATTTTTTAGCTTTTTCAATCTTTGCAATAAAAGTTTTTTTTCGTCGGTCCGCACCTTCACACTTAATTGCCACGCACATTTCAAGAATTCTGCTGTAAATTCTGCTGTATTTGATATCAACCGGATTCTTTATTTCAGACAATGAAAGATTTGTTGTAATGATAAGCGGCTGTTTGCTCTTGTATCGGCTGTCAATGATGTTGTAGACTTGTTCTAACATATATTCGTTTTGCCGTTCAGCTCCCAAATCATCAATTATGAGAAGCTTATAATTGTTAAGTGACTGTATGTAAGTATTTTTATCTTCATCAAGCTTCATAAGTGCATTTGTGAGCCGTATAAAGTTCGTCATTAGCACCGGAATGCCTCTGTCAATAAGATAGTTTGCTATGCACGCTGCAAAATATGTTTTCCCTGTTCCCACATTACCCCAAAGCAACAGCCCTATGTTGTCTTGATACATTTCATCCCACTTCTCGCAGTACCGTCTTGCTTTGTCCGTCAGTTGCGGATTGCTACCGTCGTCATTCTCAAATGTCCAATCTCGAAAACTTCTGTCTTGTATCCCTTGTGTGCGGAGGCGGTTTATACGCTCAAAAGCTTCCCGCTGTCGTAACTTAGCTTGCTCGTTTTTATATCTTTCCGATTGGCATTTGCAAAGGCATCCAAACTTCCGGACGGTTCCCAAAATTTCAACAAGGCATTCTTTTGGAGTATTGCATTTGCCGCAGATCAGCAAGTCGTCTTTTATGTAGTCACCCTCTTGCATTACAGGTTCATTTTGCTTTGCCAGTCCTTCTATCACGCCGTCAAGGTTCACAAACTATCGCCCCCATCATCATAGTTGTATGTATAGCCAATCTGCTGTTTTCCCTCGGCCCTGTACCGTAAATAATTGAGCCATTTAGAACCATCATCAAGAAAGCGCTTGTAGCCTTCTTTTCTCGTTAAAAATTCGTGAATGCCCCATTTATAGCTGCAATATTCATAACCTTTGTTGTGGAACATTTCAGCATAATGGTCGATGGCTTTCTTTATATCTTCGGCGGATGTTTCAGATATGGCTTTTAGAATATCCTTTTTGAATTCGTCTGTAAGGGTCTTGTGAGTAATTATGCCTTTTGAATTCCAGTAGTCGAATATCTCTGAGCAAATAATATTATTTATATTATTTTTACTTTTCTTTTCTTTACTTTTCTTTTCTTTACTTTCCGGCGTTTTTTCCGAGTTTATTCTGTTTTTTTGGTTCGTTTCTGCGTCAGAAATTTTGTCAACCTTCTCCGTGTACTTCGCCCGCATTTTAAGCCGTTTTTCGACTACTATGCCTGCACGTTTTTTAATGCCGTTTGATGTTAAAACGCCTTTTTGTGCATATGCTTCTTTGTCAAAAAGTTCATACTTTAATGCACTGTTTAAAATTTGATTGAATTTATCTTCTGTAATTGCAACTTTTTTGCTTAATATCTGTCGTGTTTCTGCGTCAGAAATGTTTAACTCGGCATTGTTGGTGCGGTAAATTCGCTCAAGTAGTATGAAATAGAAGGCGTATCCATCATTACCGTATAGCATTCGTAGTGCTTCAATTTTTTCATCGTTGACGGCATCTGTATCGTGCGGGAAGTAATCTAATCCTTCTTTCCTTGGTCGTGCCACTTACTCACCTTCTTTCGTGCCTGCATTTCTCACACAAACACGGTTCTTTTTCTTTACACCGCTTTGCGGCCTGTATTTCTTCTCTAGTCACCGCAAAGGCTTGTCCGCATTTGCGGCAGAGTTTACCGACACAGACAACTATGCCCATGTTTATCTCGCCTCCTTGAGCTTGAGCAGCTCGGGGTTGTCGTGGATGTTACCGATGACTTCGGTATAATTGTCAGTTTCTGATTCTTCTTCGATGGGAAGCATGATGTCAAAATAATCATTTCCATCGTCGTGGCATTGGTACATAAATGCTCCGTTTCTAAAAAGCACTATTAAATATGGTCTGGATAAATCCGTTGAGCAAATATCCCCCTCATAAATCTCCCTGCCGTTCTTATCTTTTAATCCAGTGTACTGACCGATTGTTTCCGGAATTACATCAAAGTATTGATAATGGTCACCGTAACGTTGTTGTATTTGCGGGATATCTCGCCATACGAAGCCATCTTCAATATCTCGTTCACTGATGAAGTAATATCCATATACCCATTCGCCATTATCTAACCGCTTGCCTCTAAACTTAATGTCTCTCATCTGTATCTGCTCCTCTCGTATAAAAACCACAATTTTTATAAAAAACTTTCAATTTAACTGTTTTTGGTCAATACCACACCTAAATCCTCAAGCCCATACTTTTCATCAGTGCTAAATTGGGGAAGTGGTGGCTATCCACGTCTATAAGTCCGATCCTCATTTACTCAACCTCACACCGGCATTAGTTCACTCGGTCTAAAACTCTCCCTAAACTTGCCCAACACGCCCTGGAATTCAAGGACAACAAAATGGTTGCGTGGGTGTCGGTATACTTCTTTGCCAATGCGTTTGAATATATCTTTGTGATGAACGGTGCCTTTATCGCACCATGTAAAATTGACCGCGTACATCATGATTTAATCACACTCCATTAGAAGCGGATATCGATTGCATTTCTTGCGATTAGGGCCGTGCAGCATGTGGTGTTTTTCAACATAGCCGTAGCAACCACAGTTAAAACATTCACCTTGCATATGTGCCCCCTTTCGGGGAAGGTGTTACCCTTCCCCTTTCTTTAGTTTGCTTTGCAGTGCTTTAGCAGCTTTTGTCCAGACATCAAGTGTCATATCCTCAACAACAGATATTTTGTAGTATTCAAGGAATGCCTTGACATCTGCTCCGGTTTTCTTAAGTAGGTCATAAATGACTTGGGCTTGTGCATCATCAATTTTCTTTTGTGTATTAATTGGTGTTGTGCTGTTGTACTTCGTTTTATCACTATCCCAGTAAACATCAGCAGCAAATCCTAATGCCTTGCAAGCAACACTGATGGCGTCGGTAAGAGCCATTTTGTAACATTCATCAGAAACATAAGGGCCACTTTTTTCATTTGCAACAAATGCACTTCCACCTGTACCTGGGATTGCTTCGGACCATTCGCCATTTATCTTGACGTAAAGGTCAATATTACAAAATGCTGCAATTTCTCCATTTCCACCATGTTCAAGCCATTGTTTGGTGATTGTGTATTTCCAACCCACACCGCAAGGACCGAATTGCTCCGTAAGGGCTTTAATTCGCCACATCGGATTAATATCGCTTTTACCTTTAAGCCTTCCGGCATTGATTGTGCGGAGTGCATTACTTGGTACGCTACGAACCGCATTGTATAGTTTCAGGTTGTCCGACATTTGCCACTACCTCCTTGTAGTAATTGCAGAATTTACAAACACTGCAATACTCCAAACATTTTTTATCTTCACCGGGTCTGATTTCGATGTAATCTCCACCATTTGCCGCCTTCCATGCCTCGGCTTCTTCTTTGGTGTCCAATACTCTTAAGGCCGTTTTTCTGCCTTTTTTCATGACTGCGTATTTATCACCAGTATTGAAGCGTTCTTCTGGAGTGCATAAAGGTAATTGTTCATCTGGCAGCTTTTCCGCTTCGGCTATCTCTGCGAATCGTTGATTAAGCCATTCTTCTATTTCGATAAAATCTTCTGCCGTAAAGTGAAACGTGATTTTCTGAACTGGTAACGGTGGATAGTTGTCCTTAATTTTAGCGTCACGCTTAGAATGGTCCTTCATCAAGGCGACTATTTCTGCATTCTCAACATCAAATCCGAAACGACTTATCATATAGGCATAAATCAATGTTTGCTTTCTCCAGTCGCTATAATCGCCAAAAATAACCTTCCAGACAGAACATGTTTTGTAATCTGTAATTGTCTTGGTTTCTGCGTTGTACAAGTCGAATTGTCCGGACAATATGTAATCACCGATACATACCTTGATGCGCTCCTCTTTAAATTCATAGTCACCTTCTTTGTGGTGTTCAATGATACTATGTACTGCCGTGCCGAATAAGAGCCAAATCATGTCAGAAACATCTTGTTCAATTTCGTCCTTATGTCTGCGTTCCAGGATAGTTTCACGAATGCCTTTGAGAAGGGAAGTAACTCTGTATTCGTTGGGTTTTAGTTCTAAGTTGCGTTGTGCCATGTCAACCAATGCGTGCGGAAGGTTTAATTTATTCGTGATTATCATTTGAAACGTCCTCCAAAACTACTATTTGGGGTTCAAAGTACCACTTGCCGAATTCCTTTTTGTCGTCATACTCTTGGATAAATTCTTTCATTTCATCCCTTTTTGCGTTTTCCAAGGCTACCTTCTGCCAACAACCTCTGCATATGTATCCATCTGGAACATCCGCGGCAACATCACCTTTGTACAGGGATTCTCCGCATTCAAGACATTCAGTAAGGGGCTCGCGTTCTTCGGGTTCGGGGAAGTATTCAAGCATATCTCCCACCCACTTTCATATCTTGCCAAAATCAATATTTTTCAGGACGGTCTGCCCTTCTTCAAGATAATCAAGGTCTAAATCGATACTCAATTTTGCCATTGCAATTTCCTCCATTTCGTGATATTTTAGTGGTGAATGTTTACTTGTGCCCCTTTATAGGGGTTATTTTTTATTAAATTCTGCACCGCAGAATGGACAGCAAGAAAGCTCAACCGGGATTTTTACTGTCTTAATCTTTCCGCGCGTTTGAATAATCGGGAAATCGCTTTTGGATGCTTTCAATGATTCTCGTTATAGCGTTGCACCTATGCATTCTTCTCACCTCGCTTTCTGTGTGAATTTAATGCCGTGGGGTTCAAGTTGGTAATACTCTACTCTTGGTCTCTCCCTATGTATTTGCGCCCGTTTCCCAAACTGATAGCTTGTTAAGCCATAAATAGGAAATGTAATGAAAAGTAATACTGTTACAAGGATGTCGGGTATTTGAAATAGTGGCCACTGGTCTTTTGTGATAATCACGCACAGATTTGCTAATAGCAGTACGCCGAGAGACGTAAGAAATGCGAATAGGGCTTGATATATGCGTTTCATGGGGTACCCTCCATTTCTGGACGCTCCCATTCGTTGCGGTCAATAAAAATACCAAAACCAACAATATCAACGCGTCCAAATTTTAAAAAACGTTCTGCAACTTTGTCAGGTACGGCAATTTTTAAATATGCAGGTGTACGTTTCGTTTGTCTTCGTACTTCCATAAGGTTATTGTTTATTACGAGAGCTTCTGCGCTTTCGCATTTATCAATCTTTTGAGCTAATGTCATTTTTCTATCTCCTTTCATTCTACGTACCATTCTCCATGGAGAATTTCATGCGCCGATGGAGCGCGGCCATCTTCATCCGCAAAGGACGACATGGGTGTCACCATATGTACAGATATGTACATAACCTTACGTTCTGTCATTTTGTAATTTTTCCAATAATCAAATTCAAATGGCAATATTCTGACTATGTCACCGACTTTAAATTTACTCACTTCTGACCCCTCCTTTGCCTTTGACGGCGCTTTCTTTGACTTCGCCTGTGAGCGTAACGGTATGCTATGCTGACAGGTTCGGACGTTCTTAGGAATCTCCAAAACTCATCAAATGTCATGCTTGTCCTCCTTTCTTTCTTAAACTTTTACTAATGATTGATTTAAAATCTTATTGATGTAGTCAACACCTTTTGCAGTAACGAATGTTTGTAGCATATTTGCAATCACGTCACCCATTTTGATAGGCTTTTCTTTAACCTCGAAGTATCCGCGGTCAATGTATTCCTGGTATGGCGTGTTATTAGCCCGGAGTATCTTTTTATCTCTAAGGAATGCAAAGAGTTTGTTTCTGCCTATACCAAGACATTTTGCAACATCATTCATAGTTTGCAGATTGGAGCCGTTCATAAAGGTGTCGTAGGCTTCGGCTTTCGGTTCTAACTCAAGTCGTCTCTGGCGCTCTTGTTTCAGTTCAGTTGCGAGCCTTATAATTGTGTCTGGATCTGAAAGAACCTTTTCAATAGTATCCGGTGTCATGTATGCACCGTGCTTGCGGATAGATGGGATGACTTCATGAGTTATCCAGCGTTTAAATGGCTTTGCTTCCGGTTTACGGCTTTTTAATACTAAGGTATATAGTCCTGCTTCTGAAACAATTGTTACCCGTTGCTTTCCGCCAGGGGTGTCGACAATGTCTATCCCCTTTTCATCATCATCCAAACCTTCATTGTCGCTTCTGCCCTTACCATGTACCGCCTCTGAAGTATTCAAACCTAAAATATTGCATACGTCAGCGGCAACAAACCACGGCTCGCCATTTTTAAGAAATGTACGGACGGGCTTGTCTGAATATTTGAAAACTGTTAATTGGTTCATATTCGAGCCTCCTATCTATTTGTAGTTTTTTCTCCCTTATGGTAAAATTTTGATGAAGGGAGGTGAAATTGATGGGTTGGTATGCAGACATCACATTAAAGTCGGGTAAAAACATCATAGTAGACAAACTCCAGTCAATTAACAAACAAAGCAGCACAGATTCTTCAATACATAAAATCACAGATTACACTACATTTTTCATTACTTTGAGGTAAACGCCTTTCATAGGATTTCATTCTTTTGTAAAGTTCGTAAAACGCTTTTGAAACTCGTTCTTCCCAACCAGGTGAGCATATGACAGTAACCTTTATATCTCTTACCTTTTTCATGTATCCCTCTTTTTGCACTACGCAATTTCTTGACCAAAAAAAATTTCATAATATTCTTGCGGTGTAAGGCTCAACAACTTGGCCAATTTATTGGCTTCGTCCAGATAAATTGGTCGTACACCATTTATTTTTTGGCTGACTGTGCATAGTGCGCAGTTCCAAACGCCTTTTGCTGCAATATCTTTGTGAGTCAAACCTTTCTCGACAATTTTACCCTTGAGTCTCAATCTATTCATATCGCACCACCTTTCTTGCGCTACGCAATTTTATGTTTTAATCATACTATCGCTACTGCAATAAGTCAATAGCGCAACGCAAAATTTGTTATATTAAATTTGTTGCACTCCGCAACAATTCGTGTTATGATATAAAAAAAATAATAGAAGGTGGTAAGCCAAAAATGAATAATCGAGAAATTGGCAATAGAATTACGGAAGCCAGAGAAAAAAAAGGAGTGAGCAAAACCGAGCTTGCTGAAATGATAAAGGTGGCCCCTTCAACAATAAAAAGATATGAAGATGGCACTATTAACAAAATAAAAATGCCTGTTATTGAGGCCATCGCAAATGCTTTAAACGTAAATCCGATGTGGATAATAGGGAAATCAGACTCATTCGAAAGACATATATCTCACGAATATAAATTGGAAGATGCTTATTTTAGCTTTGCTAAGGAATTGCAAGAGAGAAACGTTTCTGAAGAAGACATGAAGAAACTATGGCAATTTTACGAGATGATCAAAAGCAAATAGTGAGGTGTTTTCTTGATTATAGATAGCTTCATTGAGCCGACCGAGCTCGAAATACTTGTTCAATCAAAACTTAAGCAACATGGCATCACATTATATGATTATCCATTTAATCCATATACAATTATTCAGGCAGAGGGGGTTATTTTGCAAGAGGTCCCTCTAGATAATGAAAATATTCGGGGCATGATCGTGAATGGACCAAATGCAACAGGAATATTAATCAATAAAAACAGAAGCTATGTATCACGGCGTTTTATTGCAATGCACGAAATTAGTCACTTCTGGTTCCACCATCCATGTCCAAAAAGAGTTTGCTTTGAAGTTTACAAGCAAAAACGTAAAGGGATTGAATGGCAAGCTAATCATGCGGCTGCCTGCGCTTTAATGCCCAGAAAACTGATAATAGAATTACTTAATGAATATAATGGAAATTTGGAACTAATGAGTGAATGGCTATGCGTAAGCCCAGAGAGCTTATCTTATCGTATTGTTGAACTGGGATATGCCCACAGGATACGCGAAGCAAAATACCTCATGCAAGGAGGAATATTATAGATGATATTTGGTATTTATGCTAGAAAATCTGTCTATTCAGACGATTCCGATAGTATTGAAAATCAAATTAATATGTGCATCGACTATATAAAAAAGCATTACAATATCGTAACAGACATTATAAAATATTACGATGAAGGCTATACGGGAGCTAACACACAGCGACCCGGTTTTAATTTACTCCTGAAAGATGTTAAGAACAAAAAGATAAATACATTAGTTTGCTACAAAATAGACCGCATCAGTAGAAATGTTGTTGATTTTTCTAAAACATTTGAAGAACTTCAAAAAAATAATATTCAATTTATTTCCATAAAGGAGCAGATCGATACAAGCACGCCATTAGGAAGGGCAATGATGTATATTTGTTCTGTATTCGCTCAGATGGAAAGAGAAACTATCGCGGAACGCATCAAAGACAGTAGTCTTGCACTTGCAAAATCCGGGAAATGGCCCGGAGGAAGACCCCCTTTGGGGTATATGCGTGAAAAAATAATAATTGACGGCAAAAAGCATACTACATTAGTTAAGAATCCAGATGAAGTTGATTTGCTCAACTACATTGTTGAAGAGTTTCTGAATGGCAATACCTTAAGTGGCCTTGAGACAAAATTCCGACATAATAAAATAAAATCTAGACTAGGTTCTTATTTTTCAAGTACACAAATTTACCAAATCTTAAGCTGCCCTCAATATGTTGCAGCAACACCGAAAATATACGATTATTTTCAAAGCAAAGGTTGCAACATAGTAGCTCCTCGTGAAAAATTCGATGGTAAGCATGGTATACTTGTGTATAATAGAACATCAGGTAGCAGGTCAAAAAAACATGTTATTAATCCACCAAATATGTGGTACGTCACAGTTGGTTTGCACGAACCCCTTTTATCTGCTGAAAAATGGCTAGCTATTCAGGAACGATTCGGGAAAAACAAAATCGATAAAACTCGTAAACATGAAATTGGAATACTCAAGGGTATTTTAAAATGCAAATGTGGGTATACAATGAGGACGAAATATAAACATGATAAGCAGTACAATATCGAATATACGCATTATTTTTGTCCTCAGCGGACAAGAAAAGGTAAACAAGCATGTGATACCCCTATGATTCCAATAGACTTAATTGATAATAAAGTCATAGATATTATGAAAAATCTTTCTATCAATAAGGATCACATTGAGTTATATATGAAAAAAGAGCTTAGTGAAATACGTTTAATTAGAAGTAAGGAAATCATAAATAACGAAATGAATGATTGTAGAAAAAGAATATTTAATCTTACCAAAGCACTTCAAGAAAACTATCAATCCCAGGCAGCAAAATATATTATTGCTGATATTGAGAAACTTGACAAGCAACTAATTTCACTAGAATATGAATTAAGAGAACTTGAAGAATCAGAAAAGGAACGCGCTAAGCGAGTGGAGACAATAGACACTATCTATGAAAAAATACTTGAATATATAAAAGATTACGAGCTACTCCCATACAAAGAGAAAAATAGGCACTTAGCAGCTATTATTAAAGAATGCATTTGGAATGATGGCGAACTAACTATTGTTTTATAG